GTTTATCTGGTACTGGTTATGACAAAATGATGTTAGCTAATTTAGTTATGGTAACTAGACCACAGCACGAAATTAATGATATTAACGAGGCAGCCGAATGGGTTGGTATGCCAGATTATGTTCCTAAGGACCATTATATTAAATACACAATAATTTTTAAAACAGAACAAGATAGAAACGAATTTTGTAATATGGCTAAAATTCCACAAGGCAAAGAAAAAGGTAGAACTTGGAGTGTTTGGTGGCCACTAAAAGAAAAAGAAGATTTAAAATCAGTTAAGTATGAATAAACCTAGATACCCTATTTATGTTATTTCTAAGGGTAGATATGAAAATTGTTTAACAGCAAAATTTTTAGTTGAAGATAAAGTTGATTTTAAACTTGTTGTAGAACCACAAGAAAAAATTGAATATGTGGCAAGGTTCGGAGAACATAGAGTTTTAACATTACCATTTCAAAATTTAGGATTAGGTTCCATTCCTGCTAGAAATTGGTGCTGGGAACATTCTATTAAAGAGGGACATAAAAGACATTGGATATTAGATGATAATATTAGATGCGTTAGAAGATTACATCATGGCAAAAGATTAAAATGTAATTCTAATAAAGCATTTATAGTTACTGAGGACTTTACTGACAGATATACTAATATAGGAATATCAGGACTAAATTATACTTGTTTTGCAATTAATGTTATTCCACCATTTTATTTAAACAATCATGTTTATTCTACCTTACTTATAGACAATAAATTGCCTTACAGATGGCGTGGTAGATACAATGAAGATACTGATTTATGTTTGCAGGTTTTATCTGGTGGACTTTGTACTGTTTTAATAAATGTATTTTTAATTGATAAAATGGCAACAATGACAATGAAAGGTGGAAATGCTGATGAACTTTATAAAGGAGATGGTAGATTAAAAATGGCAAGGGCTTTAGAACGAATGTGGCCAAGAGTAGTAAAAACCGACAGAAGATTTAAAAGACCACAACATATTGTGGCTCATCAATGGAAAAAATTTGATACGCAATTAATTCGTAGAGATGATATTGATTGGAAAAATATGAAACCAAACAATTATGGAATGAAATTAACTCAAGTTGGAAGTGAGATTAAGTCAAAAGAAATTAGAGATTTAATAAATAAGTTATAAAAAACAACAACTTATTGTGTATATACACTTATCTCAAATCATTTTAATAAATATATATTGCAATAGATAATTGATTAATCTATTGAGGAAAACTCTAACCCACAAAGGAGTAATAGTTATGAAAATAGAGAAAGTTATAACTAAACTTGAAAAAATACAAGACAAAGTAAATCAAGAACTAGATGCCTTGAGAGAAATGCTGGAAGATCACCTTGAAGAAATGGAGTCAGAAGAAACTTATGATGAATCTGATGAAATTGAAGAAGATGATTTTTCAGATGATGAAGAATCTGACGAAGATTAACTAAAGATAAGCTGTAAAGCTGGAAGGTTGTCACAACCTTAAAAATAATGAATATCAAATTATTAAGTGGGAAAGTCTATGACTATGTAATAATAGTTTTATTCCTATTTTCTGTATTTTTTGTAGGAACATTTTTTCCTAATGATCTCGTCAAGGAGAAGATCAGGCAAGAAACAATAAAACATATCAAAGCAATAGGTTCATTCTACGAACCCAAGATAGACACAAGTTCCAGCGACAAATTCATAGACTCAATGAAAAAATGTGTAGCTTACATTAATATTGATTTAAACAAGCAGGAACAAATACCAACATTATTAATAATAGCACAAGCCATTGTTGAATCTGATTATGGAACAAGTAGGTTTGCTAAGGAAGGTAATGCTTTATTTGGAGTAAGAGTTTGGTCTAAAAACGGAATCCTGCCATTAAAACAAGACGCATCTATTAATTGGAGAATAAAAACATATCATTCAAAATGTGCATCAACTAAAGATTACATTAAAATATTAAACAACAATCATCATTATTCTGAATTTAGAAACCTTAGACAAAGAACAAAAGATCCAATTAAACTAGCAGAAACATTAGGTAACTATTCTACTTCACAAACATACCGAATAGAGATAGTAAGAATGATAAACAAAATAAAGGATAAAATATAATGAAAAATAGCAAAAAAGGTTATAATAAAATGCCTAGTGGCAAAATGATGAAGGGCAAAAAATATAATAGTAAGAAAAAATAATGGCTAATGAAACTACATCAACATCAGTAAGTGTACTCATTACCCCACAAAAAGGAAAAGGCACTTATAGAGTTTATAAACCTAAAAAAATGCCAAGTAAAAAGAAATAATGGTTAAAAGAAGAAAAACAATAAAAGATAAAAAAACAAAATTACCTAAAATATATTTATCTGGGTTAAAAGGTTCTGCTAGATCAAAAAGAGCTACTTTAATTAAAAGTATGAGCAATATGTATAAATCTGGGCAAAGAATACCCAAATCAATGTTTAAACAAAGAGTAAAATAATGGCTTTATCAAAAGAAACACTTAAAACTTTAAGAGCAAAAGATAAAAAATACAAATCAGTTACACTTTCACAATTAAAAAAAGTTTATAGTAGAGGACAAGGTGCATTTTTGTCATCTGGTTCAAGACCTAGAGTAAGTATGTCAGCTTGGGCTATGGCAAGAGTAAATTCTTTTATAAAAGGTTCAAGAAAACACGATACTGATTTAAGACGAAAAAGAAAAAAATGAAACAAATAATCTTTGGAAGCAGGATTATAAATGTTAACTTTATTGATAAAGAAATAGCATCAAAGAAAAAAATATTTGGTGAGTTTGATTCAGACAGTAATACAATAACATTAGATAAATCATTGAATGATATTCAAATGATTAACACTATCATTCACGAGATTTGTCATTTAATACATGACGAATATAAACTAGAACTATCAGCTAAAGCCGAAGAATTAGTATGTAATTCAATCGGTAATGGAGTTTGTCATATATTATATCAAAACCAAGATTTATTGGACTTCCTTTACAAATCTCTTAAAAAGTAATAATACCCATATTCACGATTACATTATCGGTTAATTATGGAAAACGAAGAAAAGAAAAAAGCAGGACGACCAACAGTTGTATTGGACAAAGAGCAAGTTACTGCATTAGCTAGTTATCATTGTACTTTAGAGGAAATGGCAAGTTTCTTTAAGTGTGATAGACATACTCTCGCAAATAATTATTCACCAGAAATAACAAAAGGGAAAGCTAGTGGTAAAATAAAACTACGAAGGAAGCAATTTGATGTCGCTATGAAAGGAAATACAACTATGTTAATTTGGCTTGGAAAACAAATACTAGGACAAAACGATCAAAATGTTGGAGAAGATTATAGTCCACTTCCTATTGATGACATATTATGAAATGTATCTTTTGTTTAAGACCAATAGTTAATAAACTAGAACAGCATATTAAATCTTGTAACGATTGTGTTGTTAAGCTGTTAATGAAAAGGCATAATTTAAAAGTTAAGAAACAAGCACCTGTTAGTTTTAGTATGAAAAAATATGATAAGAATAACTAAAAAATTTAAAAATCCAAAAGGTGGTTTATCTGCTTATGGTAGAGCAAGAATTAATAGAGCTACTGGAAGTAATTTAAAGCCACCAGTTAAATCAAGACCAGATAGTTTAAGTGAATATAGACGCAAAGGAAGTTTCCTTGTGAGAATGGGTAGTGGCAGAGGAAGATTGTTTGATGACAAAGGTAGAAAAACTAGATTAAAACTAGCACTTGAGGTATGGGGCTATAAGGGAAAAAGCAAATCAGAAGCAGTAGCACTTGGCAGAAGATATTTAAGAATATATCAAAATAAAAAAAATAAGTGATGGATAAAATGTGTGGACGCAAAAAAACAAAGTCAATGGTTAATAAAGAAATAAAGACCTCACAAGAATTAGATATATTAATTAATGATTTAAAAAGACATCTTGCATTTTTAGAAGAAGATTTAAAAGTAAAGAACATTGAAATAATGCAATTAAGAGCAAAGTTAATTAATAAAAATTAATGTCTTTTAGTGAGGCACAAAAAGCTGTTTATACTTGCCCAAATAGATTTAGAGTTTTAATTACTGGCAGAAGGTTTGGTAAAACCCATTTAGCTATGTACGAACTATTAAGGTTTGCATCAAGAAATAAAAATGGAAAGATATTCTATGTAAGTCCAACTTACAGAATGAGTAAAGAAATAATGTGGAAACCTTTAAAGAAAAAGGTAACAGATTGTAGATGGGTTAAGTACACTAATGAATCTGATTTAACATTAATACTTAAAAATGGTTGCCAAATAAGTTTAAAAGGTGCTGATAAATCACCTGACAATTTAAGAGGAGTAGGTTTAAATTTTTTAGTGCTTGATGAGTTTGCTGACATACCAGAAGAAGCGTGGACTGAAGTGTTGCGACCAACTATATCCGATAAA